GGGAGGCTCAGGGGCTTCCGCCGATGCCATGGCGATCTGGATTGTTCAGTGGGTCGGACAGGAAATCCGCGTCCTCGACTACATCGAGGGCATGGGCCAGGTGCTCGCCTACTACGTCGACGAGCTCCGCAAGCGCAAATACGACAAGGCCATCTGCTACCTCCCGCACGACGGCGTGAACGCCAATGCCATCACCGGCAAGCGGTATGAAGACCATCTGCGGGAGGCAGGCTTCTCCGTCGAGCCGCCAGTAAAAAACCAGGGCAGGGGCGCCGCCATGATGCGCGTCGAGGCGGTCAGGCGGCTGTTCCCGCGCATGTGGTTCAATGAGGCAACGACGGAAGCCGGGCGCGATGCGCTGGGCTATTACCATGAGCGGCGTGATGACGACCGACAGGTGGGGCTCGGCCCGTCGCACGATTGGAGTTCGCACGCGGCCGACGCACTAGGCCTCTGCGCTATCTGCTACGAGGAGCCGTCTCGGTCGGCGGGCTTTGGGCGGAAGCTGGTGTATCAGAAGCTTGGCATCGTCTGATGCCACGAAGGCGCCGGGGCGCTAGCCGCTGCGTCTGCCAGCGCATGAGCCGCACCTGGCCGGCGCGCTGGGGGCTGTGGCGCAGGGTCTCCTGGTAGAGTTCACGGCCCTCCCGACCGCAAAACCGAGCCGAATGCCCAGCCTGAGCGCACTCCGACACGGTCGGCCGGGAGGGCCACCCGTCACAATCCAAGGAATAGCTGATGCCCAAGCTGTCCGTCTCTGAGGTGCAGGCCATCCTCAAGGGCGAGAAGTCCGACGCCCTGTCGGCAGCCGAGAGCAGCAAGCTCTCCGAGGAGCGGGCGCGGGCGCTCGACTACTACCAGGGCGACATGGTCAAGGACATGCCGGCCCCTGCTGATCGCTCCAAGGCCGTCTCGTCCGACGTGGCGGACGCCGTCGAGGGCCTGATGCCGTCGATGATGGAGGTGCTGCACGGCGGCGACGACGTGGTGGAGTTCGTGCCCACCGGGGCCGAGGACGAAGAGGCGGCGCAGCAGGAAACCGATTATGTAAACTATGTATTCACGCAAAAGAATAATGGGTTTCTCATCGACTATACCTTCGTGAAGGATGCGCTGCTGTCGAAGGTCGCCATCGTGAAAGTATATTGGGAAGACAAGGAAGAGAGCATCGAGGAGAGCTTCTGGGGCTTGCCGGAAGCTGCCTATGGGCTGTTGAAGCAGGCGAAGGGGATCGAGATCATCGAGCACACTGAGCGGCAGGGCATTCCCGGCCAGCAGCCGCGTGACGAGGGGTCCCCGGATCAAGTCCGGGGAGGAGCGTATTGATGGGCAAGCGTAAGGGCGATCTTCCGCCATCTAGAGAGAGGCGTAAAGACAGGATACGTCGGCTGAATAAAGCGACGCTGATTGAGATGGTATTTGCCGAGGAGAAGAGGACCCACTTTTGGTTTGAGGAGAATAAGCACCACAAGGATGCGCTTAAGCAGATGCGGCGCGAACTGGATCGCGCACAGCATGATCTGCATGTGTATGGCGTGCAGGGTGACTACATCGGCATGTCGGAGCGTCTGGCGCACACCGAAACCGCTCTGCGAGGCGCCAGAGCAGACGTGAAGATCCTTGAGGAGGCACTCGCCGACAAGAAGGCCGGCAATCCCAATTGGGAGAACGTGGCCGTGATGAAGATGCGCAAGGCGCGCTACTGATGGCCCTGCCTCCCTACCCAATGGCCCCTCCCGGGCCTATGATGCCTCCTGGGCCTCCTGGCACAATGTCCATGCCCATGGCACCTCCGGGTGGTATGGGTGGGCCACCGCCGCCAGGAGGCCCGCCAGGCGGACCGATGCGTCCTCCCGGCCCTCCGCCGCCGCCCGGCGCTCCACCGCCTCCAGCGGGCATGCAGGGGCCTCCTGGCCCACCTCCAATGCCTCCACCTCCGCCGCCGATGCCGGAGACGGTGCATGATGTGAAGATCAGCCGTATTCGGCGGTATGGCTGCGCCAGAGTCGAGAATGTCCCGCCGGAGGAGTTTGGCGTCTCAAGGCGCCAACGCTCCGTCATGCTGCGCGACTGCGACTATTGCTACCACGAGGTCAGGAAGACGGAGGCCGAACTTATCGCTGCCGGCTACGACAAGGAGCAGGTCAAGGCGCTACCCGACTATGCCGGCGACGGTACGACGGAGGAGATCGCCCGCGACACGGTGGACGACAATGCGTTGTCGGGGTCCGAGGGGCTGAACAAGGCCAACCGGCAGATCCGCGTCACCGAGCACTACGTGATGATGGACTACGAGGGCGACGGCAAGCCGCGCCGGTATAGGGTGACGACGGGCGGCTCCGGCTCGGAGATCCTAAAGCGCAAGGGCCGCCCGGAGATCGTGCCGGACATGGTGCGCTTTGCCGCCATGACGCCGTTCATCAATCCGCATCGCTTCTATGGCACGTCCATTGCCGACCTCGTCATGGACATTCAGAGGATTAAGACTGCGTTACTCCGGCAACTGCTCGACAACGTCTATTTTTCCAACAACCAGCGCTTGGAAGTTGCCGAGGACGGGGCGACAAAGGACACGATCGACGACGTTTTAAGCAATCGCGTCGGCGGCATCATTCGGACGAGACGCATCGGCTCGGTCGCACCTGTCCCGAACCAGCCGATCGGAAGCTTCGTGTTTCCCATGCTGGAATACATGGACACGCTGCGGGAATGGCGCACGGGCGTGACCAGGCAGGGCCAGGGTCTCGACCCGAATGCACTGCAGAACATTGGCGAGAGGGCTGTTTTGGACGCCCAGAACGCCGCCCGCGCGAAAATGAAGCTCATCGCGCGCATCTTCGCCGAGACGGGCATTCGCGAGATGTTCTGGCTGCTGCACGCGACGATCCGCCAGAACGCCAGTGAGGCCGAGACAGTGAAGCTGCGCGGCCAGTGGGTGAAGGTGGACGCGCAGGAATGGCGCGAGCGCAACGACCTCACCATCAACGTCGGCTTGGGCAGTGGCGACAAGAGCCAGGAAATCATGGTGCTGCGCGAGATCATGCAGATCCAGGGCAATGCCATGACGAGCCCGAAGATGACCGGGCTCGCTGGGCCGCAGCAGGTTTACAACACGGTCAAGCAACTCACGCGCAAGGCCGGGCTGAACTCGCCCGATCCGTACTTCACCGATCCGAGCAAGACGCCTCCGCAGCCTCCCGAGCCTTCTCCCGAGGAGAAGAAGGGCATGGCGGAGATGCAGCTTAAACAGCAGGACATGCAGATGCGCCAGCAGGGCGCGATGGCCGATGCGCAGATGAAGCAGCAGCAGGCGCAGCAGGACATGGCCATGCAGCAGGCGAAGGCACAGCAGGATGCCGCGCTGCAGCGTGAGAAGTTCATGCTCGACGCGCAGCTTCAGCGTGAGCAGATGCAGTCGGACGCGCAATTGAAGCAGATGCAGATCGATGCGGAACTCGCCCTGAAGCGTGAGCAGCTCGGTGCCGAGCTGGCGCTGAAGCGTGAGCTTGCGATGGCCGGGCTGCAACTGAAGGCGAGCATGCCTCCGTCCGGCAGCAATGGCGGCGGCACCAGCGGCGTGCATGTGGGTGGAGATCCTGGCTAGCCATGGCTGACGACGAATTTGCCCTGCGCCGCGACATGGCGGCGGCCGCCCAGGTGCAGGCGGCGCTCGATGGGCCGATTGCTGCTGCGTTCGACGCCCTGAAGGCGGCCTATCACGAGGCGTGGGAGATGTCGGGCCCGCGTGACGACGAGGGCCGGAAGAACCTTCACATAGCGGTGACGATCGTCGGGAAAGTGCGATCGCACCTTGAGGCGGTTGTCGCCAATGGGCGACTGGCGGAGCGGCAGATCGCCGAGATCACGGCACGCCCGAAGCGCTTCGGGATCGTCTGACAATTAGTGGCAATTAGTGACAAATGGCGGAAATCCGCCAATCTGCACAAACCTGCACTAACTACCCCCCGTTAGTGCGCCTTTAGGAAATCCTTCATGTCTGAGCCAACCCAACCCGACGCGGGAGCGCCGGCACCCGAACCTATTGCGCCCGCTCCAGAGCCTTCTCCTCCATCTCCTCCGCCCTCCGACGCGCCAATTACCGCGCGCGAGGCGGCGGAGCTCATTTCC